GGTTGCAAAAAGAATGGTAGATTCTCCAACATGAGGGTAACACGAGAAAGCATTTCACGGGCAGTTGCACCTTTATTAGCTAAGATTGCGATTGTTTTTTCTGAATGGAATAGTGCAAACCAAAGTAGATATGCAACAGAACTAATAGACTTACCAGATTGGCGACAGGCTAAAACAATAGAAAATCGGTTTTCATTGAAATGTCTAAACATTTCTTTTTGATAGGGATATAACTTAAAAGGAACCAATCCCTTATCAAGATGGATAACTTTTAGATACTTCTCAGCGAAATACGCTGGATCTCCCATGCATTTTTTATATTCTACTAATTTTTCTGGAGTCCATTGTTCTGGCACTCCATCACGTTTGACGTTTGGATTACCGAGGTAACTTGTCGTCTGTGGGAGTTGCATCAATTATTTCACCTTGTGCCAACATTTTTTGAACTTCAGCAGTTGATAAAAAGAAATTATTTTGCTGATTTTCGACCTGTTTGACAACATCATCTTTTCTTTCAAGATCTTTTTGTTTCTTATTTAGATCCATTAGTCTATCATTAACATCAGAAATATTTTTAATCATTCCTGATAATACTTCGAAGGCTCTTGGATGTTCAGATTCTCTAGCTACTTGAATCATGTCTTCAAGAGCTTCTTTACCTTTTTCAAGAAGTTCATAATATGTATCTCTAGAATACTCAAAGTCTTCTTTAGATTTATCTGTAGTCACTATCAGCACCATAGTATGTTTGTGTAAATCCAAAATCAGAATCTGCCAAGCCAATAATACTTGTAGGATCTGGATCAGTAACAATAGTATTTAGGCGCATATCTGAGTCTACAAGTCCAGCACCAATTTGGTAAATACGTGAAGTTGCTTGGCGAATGATCTGACCCGAATCAACACCGCCGTGATATTGTACTCTCATTTCAAAATCTAAATTATAAATGATTGTCCTACGAGAAGCAACTTCGCCTTCATAGTCGTCAGTAAATCCAACACCAGCAATACTAATCGGAATATCTTCTCTAAATGATGGATAATCATTAGCAAGAGGAATCATTGTTAAAGTATATTGTGGATTAAATGTTGGTAATATTTGCTCAACAATTTGTAATGCATCATCTTGAGATTTAGCGTAAATATTCAATTGAAAAGATAAAACGTACGGGACACCGGTAAACAGTTTATTACGGGCAATGTTACTTGATGTTAACCCTTGAATGTTATTCAATTTAGAAAGTTGCCGTGTAGTATCATAGGCAATCGAAGTAATTTCGAAAGACATACGTGGTAACTTAATAGCTACTTTTGTGTTTGAGATATTCCACCACCACTGCTATTTTTACGCACGACATAAATGTCATTGAACAGCCTTCCAAAAGCTGCAACGCATTTTTTAGTCTTTTCGTGGTAAAAATGAGGTCCAAACATTATTCTTTATAAATCCCTTGTAAATGTGTTTCAAACTCTTCAACCTTCTGTAATCTATTAGGCCAAAGAATATATTCTTTTTCTGGATTCTTTTTTAAGTTATTTAATAATGGTATAATTGCATTATAGAGTTTATCTAATTTTTCTTGAGCAGTTTTAGCGCTGACTGTAACATCGCCAACGGCTTTCTGCGCATCTTGTACAGCCTGAAGTTCGTCTTCAGTTACTGTAGTAAAACCAAAATCAAAAAAATCATCAGACATTAGTTAGGATCTCCAAATGGATTACTTTCAGTAAAGTCTAAGAAATCATTTGTTTCAGAAGTAAAGAAATCATTTTGTTCATTCTCAGATAAGTTATTTATTTCACTAACAGACAATACTGTTAGATCTGAGTCGATCATAGTACCCACGGTATTGATACGTGGATGACCACTAATATTAATCTTTCTACCACTAATAAATGAATGGTATTCACCATCATCAGCGCCAACGTGTGCTAAGTATAACTTATTGTCGCTATCTGAATACTTAATAACTTCACCACTTACAATTACTCCATCTGATAGAGTCATTGCAGCAGTTTGACCGGCCACAGTAGCAACTGAAGCAGAGTCTAATGTAAGAACATATTGATATGTGAAATCAGCTTCAATGTCATCAACTGCTTCAACTCCGGTGTCAAAGTTTTCACCAGTATATTCGAATAAAGTAGCTCTACACTTATATACATTTAGATTAGCAATTTGATAGAATGGCTGCTCATGCTCAACATGAGTAATTTGGAAAGTAGAATTTGAAAGTGGTAAATATATTAGATCACCTTCTCTCGGTCTTTCACCAGTAATTTCATTATCATATCTACCAACAGTCTGTAACCATCTTCGACGCGCAACTACAAATGTAGCTTCGTCTCTAATTTCAACACCAAATTTAGTGAATAAATCACCTTCTCCTTCAAAGCCTTCAATGTTGTCAATATACATTTCAACTTTATAAGAAGAATTAAATGACGATTCTGTGTCATCGCCAAATACTGTGTCTTCATTTACTAAATCTCGAGGGATATAATATACGTCGGTGCCATAAATCTGAAGAGATTCTATGACAATATTTTCGTATAACTCGATTTCTCCAGCATGCTTTTCTGTAAAGTAGATATTACGAGCCATCTAATCATCCCATGAAAAAGTCTGGCGGAAGCTCATGCTCAAGCCGGATCTTTTCTTGTAACTCTGAAATCTCAGCTTGCGCATCATCAAAGAGTTGTCTTCCGTTGATGATTACTCCTCCAGGCAATTGCATACCTTCGAATTTAATTAAGTTCATGCCCCACTGTAATTTAAGTAAAGAAGTGGCATAAGATTTTAACCACATATCGTTATAGACTGAAGTGAAAGAATCTGGATCAATTGTTTCATATATTTCTAAAACAATATAATCATTTTCTTCAATATCTTTATCTTCGATATGGCCAAAAATATAAAGTCTATTTTGTCTACGTGCAAAGTTAACTAATGGACTACCATTCAATTTCATATCTAAAGTTGAAAGGTATTGTTGCATTTGCTCGTAATAAGCCAAATCACCGGCAAATTTTGTAAGATCCCACATGTCGTTGAGAGCCATTTGGTATTTAATATCAAACATATTGCCGGTGTTTGAAAAAGTAGAGCTAACCCGAAACATATTAGCGACACTCTTGATAGTATTGAATTGCTTCATCAATTCTATCTTCAATCTGATCTTCATCAACATTGATCTCAATTACCGGAGAGCCTAAGCGTCTCAAGCAATAGTCGATCAATGTTGTTCTAGAATTCGGGTTAGCCATTTATTATGAACCTGCGCCAATAATTGTTTTAACAGTAGTACCAGCTGAGTTCTTGATCAATAGTGTAGAAGCAGATGTAAGTTCAGTTGAAGAAACTGTACCTGCACCAATTGCCATATTTGCAATGGTAATATTACCACTACCATCTACACCAGATGTTGAACCAGAAACATCACCTGAAAGAGTAATATTTCTTCCTGTTGCCCATGCTGAAGCAGTATTCGCATTTCCAGATAACGCACCAATGAATGTCGCAGCTTGGAAATCAGCTAAAGCAAATGTTCCATGCGAAGTATCAATTTGTGTACCTGTTGGCTCAGGAGTATATCCTTCGAAGATTTTCCAACGTTGGTCAGTTGCATCTCTAAAGAAACCAGCGTGAGCGTATGAACCGCCTTCATTATAGTTACCAGCAAAACCAATATCAATTGATTGTGTAGGTGAACCAGAAGATTCTGCTTGGTTTAAGTAGAAAAGGTTTTCAGAGACACTAAATGTTTCAGTATTCAGGAACCATCAACACTAAACTTGTCGGTGTTAATTGCAAAGTCACCAGTAGCACTTAATGTACCAGATGTCGCAACGTTACCAGTTGTATTAGCTACAGTGAATGCACCATCAACATCAATACCACCGTCAAGACTAGCAAGACCTGATGCATCAAGCGTTCCAGCAACATCAGCACCGGCGCTAGAAACAGTAACCACTGTTGATCCAGCAGCATCAATAGTAACGTCAGAGCTAGCTGCAACAGTTACATTTGAAGTACCGTTTGCGATTGTAGTAGCGTCAATGTTATCTGAGCTAATAGTTGCTGCAGTAACACCATCTGCTTGAGTGAATTTAATTGTATTTGAGCCGTCATCTTTAATGAAAAGAGTACCGGTTTTAATATCACCACCGACTGTTAAGTCGTTAGTTACTTCTAAAACTCCAAATCCACCCATTACAGCTGATTTTGTAGAACCATCAGCTGAAGCAGCAGTAAGAGTATTAGATGCGGAGTCGAAAGTTAATGCGCTAACGCCACCAGCAATTGATGCGGCCGTATCGTCAGCTGCGTTGAATGCAGCAAGTGTTCCACCAGAATCTTTAAGATATAAAGAGCCGGTGTAAATGCCTTGTGCACCTACATAAATCTTGTTGAATTTAACAGAGCTATCACCTAAGTCATATGTACCATCAGAGACTGGAACAACTTTTCCAACTTTGAGGTTATCTGCTGAGGCAATTTCTCTGAGTTTATTATCACTAATGACTAGAGGGATTCTATCTGCCATGTGTTTTTCCTCGTTATTATTGGTTATTTATAAACCATTGATTGACCTAATTTGTTCCACCAAATCTTCAATCTGTTTTTCAAGATCTCTAATTTTAGCTTCACTTTCTCTTTTAGCAAGGTTAACTTGCGAGATAACAAAGTCGGAATCGGGAAAAATCTTCTGGCGGGCTTGAACCCAATTAGAGTCCAATACATTACCAGCAATAATCAAATTTCCTGCGACTTGTAGGCCATGTTTGACCCTGAAGTCTTTATCACTTGCCACGGTTCACTTTCCCCAAAACGGCACTTAATCTTATACTATTCTATTTATACGTTTCTCTCTTTAAAGCGCAGCAATCCTTGCTTGGAAATCTGCGAAATCTGTACTTGATGCAACTATAGATTTTAGATCAGAAATACTTAACTTTGATTCTTCTAATGAACTATGGAAGCTCACATCTCTTAATGTTGGATTGGCACCCTGAGAATCTTCTACTAAGATCTGGCCAACTAATACTAAATGACCATTTTGAGCATCTGCCTTTAATCTTAGTTGATGGCGAGAAAGTAATGAGTCATATGCATCATATAGTTCTACTGAAGTTGATCGACTTAAAATATAATCAGAATCAATGAATGCCGCAACAGCAGAAGAATCAAGACCAGACGCTGGTAAGTTCGTTAAATTAGAACCATCAGCAATTAAAATACCATTAACTGTTAAATTCTCAAATGAAGCAGAATCAGCTTCAATTTTTCCTGCAATGGTAATACCGGTAGATGCAGTTGATAATTTTTCGTGACCATCAAAGAATAATGATACAGCATCATTTTGAGTAGCTGTAATCATATTTTCGTTCCAAGTATGATTCATTATTCGAATCTTACTTGTAGTAACGATTAAATCACCAGCACCTACATCTCGAATTAAGCTATTATTACCATTATGATAAATTTGAAGATCATCACCATACCCAAAATTTAATTTAGCATTATCATTAAAATGGGCAGAGTCAACTACTAAACCACCTGTAATTGTTACACCTTCGGCCGTAGTTTCTAATCTTTTCGTAGTACTATAGTATAATTCATTTTGTGAAACAGATTTGATATAATCTGAATCAATAGTAGTTTTTACCGTGCCTGACGTTAAGTATCCAGCATCGTTTGTAAATGTAGAAACTGTAGTAGGTGCACCAGTTAATGAAGAATATGCACCATCAAACGCAGCACTAGCTAATTCGTATCTATTATCTAAATC